GCCGCATTTCTGCACGACAAGTACAGCATACCGGCTCCGAAAAATGGAGAGTCCATTGCACGAAGGCAGCCAGCCGCTAATCCATTTGCCGGGCAGATTGAGGAAGACGACCCTGAAGATAATGACAACGACGATCCGGACAGGGGTGATATTAAAAACTCCGACAAATTCTTATTCCTGCGCCTGTGGGATTTTTTCGCAGACGCCCCGGCGCTGACCGGGGCTACCGTAAACCATCTCACGCATCTGCGTGATGGAGACTTTAACGACCGGTTGATAGGGCGGATTGACGGAAAGCAAAGCTTTGATCCGGATCTGTTCGCGTTCATCAGCCACGACCTTATCAAAGCCCTCGACGACAAGCCAGGAAGATTGGCCGACATTGGCTTTACCTACCAGTACCAGAACGATGCTTTCCGCACGGCACAAGAAATGAATATCTACCGCTTTGCTGCAGCCAAAGATCTGGCCGAGGTTATGAAATTGAACGAACTTTTCCGCCGGAGTAAGTCATTCGAGGAGTTTAGCCGTGAGGCCCGGCAGATAACCGATGTTTTTAACGACGTGTGGCAGAAAACAGAGTACCAGTCGGCTGTTAATATTGCTGCTGCATCGGCTGATTATCACCGGCTGATTGGTAAAAAACAACTATTCCCTCTATGGGAATATAAAACCATTGGCGACGACAAGGTACGCGAGGAACACGAAAAACTGGCAGGGCTTATACTTGAGGCCGGTGATGAACTTTGGGATAAAATTTACCCTCCCAACGGTTGGCGGTGCCGGTGCCGGGTTGCTCCCCGAATGAAAAGCGATGTGCCTGGTTTTAACGATAATGTGCGCGACGAAATGCGGGAGCGTGTGCACCTGTATTTTGAAACCTCAGAATGGAAGAAAGTGGAAGCATCGGGATTTGGTGTGAACAGGGCCTTAATGCCCGAAATATTTGCCGAAAACCAGTTGTATATACGTAAGTTCCCCAACATGGCGGCCAAAGAGCTGAGCAAAATAAATTACCAGCAATGGAAATTAGGCACAGTAAAACAATTGCGTGAAAAAGCCGCTATGTCCCTCGATGCCTTCGCCGGGAGTATTGATAATTTTAAAAGCTTACTCATTAACCAGGACAATAAAACTTTTATAAAAGACTACAATAGCAGATTGGTGGAGTTTGATTACAACAAATGGAAGAAGGGGCATAAAGGTGAGGACTACAACTACCGGACACGATTGCTAAAGGGGATGCTCGACACTGTTTCGGCGCCCGACGAGGTTTGGATAAACCTGAATAAAAGCAACTATTTTAACCAGTTTACCATGATCAGGTATTATAAGGATGTGGCAGTGGTTGTAAATGTTTCGATTGAGAAGGGTACCGCGTATAGGGTAAAAACCTGGTTTGACCTGGATGAATATAAAGGTTCAATTATGGACCGCCGCCGCGGGTTGCTCGTGTATAACAACAAAAGGCAACCCTGATGGCTGCCTTTAATGGACCCGGTTACCCTTGCGCTGCACCTGCAGCCGGTGCAGAAAGCTGGATCCCAACCCGTAGCACCTTACTACCGTAAGCGATAACCAATACAAATATAAAGCTTTTTACAATGACATGGGACGAATTGGGAGATTATTTTGAAACACTGTCTGAAAACCTGCTCGAAGACGTGCCTGATATTATAGCAGAAACAGCAACGGAACACTTTAAGGAGAGCTTTCAAAAAAAGGAGTTTGATGGCAACCCGTGGCCGGCGGCAAAGGTTGCAAAACGTACCGGTTCTCTTCTGGTCGAAAGCGGGAACCTTGTAAACAGCATACGGCCGGCCTACGTGGGTAAAGACAAGGTGGTGATATCGGCAGGGAACGACAAGGTTGCATATGCCCAGGTGCACAACGAAGGTTACCAGGGGCCGGTTACCATACCTGCCCACACCCGGCGAACCAAAGCAGGAATTGCCAATGTCAGGCAGCATACACGAACCGCAAACATCCCGCAGCGACAGTTTATGGGTAAGGCCAATGAACTGCTTTCGTTGATTTATGCCAGAATTACAAACGCAATACAATCAAGATTATGAACTACCAGGTAATTTCTCAAATCGCAAACCGACTGAGCCAGGTTACTATGCTGGCATGGATCGATATGGATTTTAGCCAGCTGGATACCACAGGAGAACGCCCCGCAGTGGCTTTCCCTGCCTGCCTCATTGATCTGGCATACCCCGCATGCGACAATGTATCGCAATACCAGCAGGTGGTAACCTGCAATGTGCAGCTTCGCCTGGCATTTTCAGGGCTTAATAATCCCAGGCTCGAGGGTACTACCGCCAACCATGTGGCCATCACCAACGGCGTAACACCCACCATAGAGGCTGTTCACGAAGCCATGCAGGGATGGGAGACCGACAGCCTGAGTCCGCTGCAGCGGCTTACCGTAACGCCCGAAAAGCGCCGCGACGGCATTAAGGTGTACCGCGTAATATACCAGACTACCTTTATGGAAACGGCTACCCCGCTGGTAGTTCCCGACCCAGAGGAACCAGATCCTCCGGTGGAACCAGAAGAAGAATAATTTAAAAAGCCGGGCGTAAACCCGGCTTTTTAAATTTGCAAACAATGCCCGTTTCCTGTTTTTGCCTTTCGTGGCCATTATCCTACTCCCCTGTTTTTTTTCCTTCTTGCCGGGGTTTTATCGCCTTTTTTCATATTACGGTATCCCTGTTTCAGCTGTTTCTTTACTTCCGGAAGTTCGCGCTCCTGTGGTAACGCCTCTGGAGGTTTACCCACGTTTTCTGTTACTATCTTACGAACCTCGGCGCCAACTTTCCGGTGCGTTGCCTCCAGCGCCTCCTGTCCTTTAATGTTCCGGTTTCTGATCCGCTCCTCGGTTTGTGTAATCCTAAACAGGTTTGCTGCCAACTCCGTGCGGCCCATATTATCCATTAGCTTACCCTTTGCCACTCCACGCCTTTTTTCAAGCTGCCACGACAACATGTTATACATACCTAGGTATCCGGCATTCTGGAACTTAGCAAAATCAACCACACCAGCCTGCGAGGCTGCCTTTGCAAGTGATTTATTTCCCTCTGTGAGCTCCTCCCTTATCAATATCCGGTCTATTTCTGGAGCCCCTTGTAAATAAAGCTCAAACTTGCGCGTTTGGTGAGCAAAGTAAGCTTGAGCCTTGGCAACTTCCTCCTTTTTGGGGTCGCCATTCATGACGGTTAAGTAACATGCAAACCGGGTAAGTTTAAAATCCTGCTGTTCTGTATCTTCTACCGTTCGCATGGTAGGAACTATATTTTCGTAGTGCGGTATGTTAAGTGAAACAAAAGCTTTGGTTGCACGGTCGAGCACCTTGCCAAATGATTTCATGTGCGGGTAACCCAGCATTAGCATCAGGTCTGATGCCCACCACCAGGCAAAGCCATTCTCGTTTTTAAAGTCCTCAAAAGTGGGCATATCACTCGCAATATGGTTCATAATCTTGTTTTTATATATCGACAAATTTAGGCAAAATAAAAAAAGCCACCAACGCCGGCAGCTTTTTTATTACCATTGATAATGCTTACTCATGGTCCTTGCTTTGTTTTGTAAGTGTCTCCAAAAGCTGCATGCACTCCTCGTATTTCAACCGATATTCCTTATTGGTATCCAACAAATTGTCAACCACTTTTCGGGCATGAAGTACAGTTGCATGGTCTTTGCCATAGTAATCGCCAATATTTGATGACGACTGTTTTCCATAGCGAAGCATCCACCAAAAAATTAACTGTCTTGGTTCAACCACAATTCGCTCGCGTGTGGTTTCATGGAGCCTTGACGGGTGTATCCCCCACACAGAACATACCGCTGATTCTACTTTTTTTATGATCTGGTCTTTTGAAAACCTAATTTCAAGCCTAAGTTCACCAATTGTCCGGATGATCCCTGGTATAGCATAAACATTCATTTCAGTAATTCTTTAAGTGCCTCCATTAGCGGGTATTCCGTTGTCCGGTATCCTTTCACAACACCGGTTCCTCCGCAATATGGGCAAGGTTTTACAAATTTGTGTCCTTGTACCTGGCTGTGTTTCTTGCCGGTTCCTGAGCAGCTAAGGCATTGTTTGCGCAATGTCTCTTTTTTGATTACATAGTATTCCCCCATTACCGTAAAATTAACTGAGACATAAGCACTCCTGTCAGGCCCCCCAGCATAGCGCCGGTGGCATATGTGAGCCGGGCGGTGGTGGTACCCACTGCTATCCGGCGTACGTTGGCCGTCCACAAGTAGGATATCCCAAACCCGGCTACCGCGATTCCCGGCCAGAACAGGTTTGCGATAAAGTACGTGTTGGCGCTTACCAGGAAGACCTGAACAAAAGCGGTTGTAAACAGCTTCATCATAGTATTTCAATTAACAATGGTCGCCTGAGGGCATCTTTGGAGGGCGGCACCATGAATATTTTGCCGTCCGAAGCTTGTAATTTTACGTTGCCAAAGAGGTCGGTTCCTATCCTGGTATATGGCTTGGCGCTGGTGGTGATTTGATTCAGCCAGCACTTCTGGCCGTCTTTCAACTCGCCCGCTGTGGTTTTTATCAATTCTTTCATACAGTATTCAGTTTGGTGTCAATAAGCCGGTTGACCCAAGCTTTCTTTGATTCCAACATTTTGATAACAGTAATCCTGTTTTGATTTTGCTTCTCATTCTCAATACTCTCATTGATACGTACAACCACACCCAAAGCATCTTCTTTGCTTTTCGGGTTTATAAAGCTAAGCGAACAGCGGGTGTCATCTACCGATCCCACCTGGTTATACAAAGCCCTATCCATGGCGCAACGGTTTACGGTCGGCATCAAAACGGCCAAGGCACCAGCGGCAACCATTCACATGCTTCCCGTTGTAGGTGCCCCTCAGTCGCATTCGGTGCATCTCTGAAGCATTCAGGAACCGCCTGTTCTTTTGGGCGATCTGGCTTATAAAACATTGCTTACGGCTGTTGGTAAGCAGGTGGATCTCACCCGATGCTGTATTGAGCAGGTACTTCTGGCCCAGAAACATCCGGATCCGGATAATTAAAGAGTGTTTAATTCTCATTTTATTTACAATTAATGGTTTGAATAATACAAATGCCAGGACTGTCCACAGGACTGCGCAGATTGCAAGGCTCAGGGCTATTTCACCCAGGGTACTGTCTCCTATTTGTTGGTGCCAGTCCATAATTGTACTATAAGGGTTTGGTAGTCAATATGGCATACAGTATCTTGTCTTTGTGCTGGGTGGGTTCCTTGGCTACCAGGAACTTCATGGAGCCGTTTTTCTGCTTCGCGCCAAGAGTTTCAAACATCAGTTCACGCACCAGCTTGGCATTAACTAAGAGCTGCCCTTTGGCTTTCTCACGCAGTGGTAACCCGTTGGGGTCGCGCATTATATACCAGTCGCGGGGGTTGATCTTGTCGCGCACGAAACTGATGGTGTTGCCGATGGCCAGGTTGAGTGATTCAACCGCCTGCGGGTTAAATGTAAACACCCCGCCTTTGTTGATGTGCACTGCAGGCCTGTATAAGCGGCCCGATTTCAGGATTGAGGAATCATAAATTTCTATTTCCATGATGAATTGTATGAAAGGTGAAACGATAATACCAGTATTACATATGCCACTGCAGTAAATAGCAGGGCGTAGAGGCACATCTTAACGATGTTGGTGGTGGTTTTGTCAGGATCCGGAAGTTCAGGTCCTAAGATTTCATCGTTGTTTTTCATGATACTTGTTTAATGGTTGTGAATTCTGTGACCAGGGCAGGATTCGAACCTGCATATTGTCTCCAGTTTGTTCAGTGAGTTGTGCCGAAGCCTACATTTAGGAGAGATCTATCACTGCGTTCAGCGTCTGCCAATTCCGCCACCTGGCCTTTTGCCGGTCTGTTCCCGGCTGTCAGCTTTGATCAGGATTATCGCCTATGAATATTCTGAGAGTCACAACAGAACCCGGAGAACGATTTGACCTGTGCGGCATCCTGACCTTCACACCCGAAAGCGTCCGGGTGTTCCTTTCTCTCCGGTTTACTACTTTATGCACCGCTGAAATTCAAATTCACCGGATT